TTCAACAAGTTTGATGATGATGTTCAGCTAGATTGGTTGAAGGCAAAGAAGAGAGTGAAGGAAATGATGAAGATGCCCTATAAAGTGTCTCCCAGATCCGAATTTCGCTACAAGCCCCGCCCGTCGAATTCTGGTTATCCCAAGTACGAGAAGAGAAACGCTATTGTCGATGAAGTCCATGCCGACACCCACGCATTCGTGAATTTTGTGCGTTACAACCCAAAAGTCCCTTTTAAAGAGATCAATGCTCCTCCTGTCACCCCCATGCTGAAAAGTATGCCCTCACTAATTGAGAAAGGACCAAAAACACGTGGAATATGGTGCTATCCCGCTGTCATGACTAATGTGGAAGATATGTTTTGTACCGAGCTGTACTCACTCATTCTCAAACATCGTGACATCTACGGTCTACCTCTCATGCACGGTGTCGGCTCATTTACTCGTGCTAGGGACGTGATCAACAGTACCGATGTTGGACAAGGAGCTCGATCGTTGGATTGGATAAAGGGAGATTCTCAGATGCCCCCGTGGCTGATAAAGATGGCAAAAGAAGTCTTAGAAGAAATGGTTGACTTCACTAGGTTTGAGTCCTATCATGTGTCGCATAAGTGGCAAGATGCAAACAAACGTGTTTGGGACTATATCTGGTGGTATTTTATCAACACTCCTTTGGTCTTCGACGACATTCTTTATCGGAAGACTGGTGGCATACCAAGTGGTTCACTGATGACTCTTCTCTGTTGGTCCATTGTAAGCCTAATCACCAATGTGTATCTAACTCTGCGTGTGGAAGGTCTTCTATTGAAGCGGCGTGACCTTGCGGTTTGTGGCGACGACAGCGTAACCCGTGTATTCACACAAGGCCTCACAATAGAAGACTTCCGCTCTGCAGCTTTAGAGTGTCAGATCGGCATCCATGGTGCTCCGAAATCCGGTTTGCGTTATTGGCCACACGCGACCGAGTTATTTACACTCTCAACTCAGTTCAGTAATCCAGCGAGATTATGGCGTGATGAAGTCGATTTGTTCGCAAGAGCATTATACCCAGGCCGTTGGTTATCTTGCCGCGAAGAATCTGTTGCCCGACTCCTCATGTTAGATCTGTCTGTGTTGAAATCGATGCCTAGGTTCAACTCGTTTGTTTTTCACTACTTGACATTCAAACCAGCTTGGCTGAAGAAGCCTATATTTGTAGACCGTGACCTCAACAAGTATTTTCGATATGTTGCGAACGCACCCAAACTTAGATTTAAGCCCGGCGCAACTCTCGGTACTGTCACGAAGGCCTACACAGATGATGTTGGAATTGCCTTCCTCACATTTAAGCTTTGACACGTCCTAG